AAATGTTTTATGTGTTGAAAAAAAAAAAAAAGGGGGGGGGTGGCGGGGGGCGCGGGGGAAAGGGGCAGAGATGCCGATTAACAGCAAACAGAAAGGGAAACGCTTCGAGCTGGAGCTTTCCAGAAAGTTCCGGGAGTATGGCTACACGGAGTCCCGCCGGACCGCGCAATACTGCGGAAATACCGGTGACGCATCCGATGTTGTAGGCCTCCCGGGAATCCACGTGGAAGCGAAACATCAAGAGCGAATGCAACTCTATGATTGGATAGATCAGGCGAAACACGACGCGAAAGAAAGTGGAAAAGACGTTTTGCCCGCAGTATTCCACAAAAGAAACAATCATAAGATCCTGGTCACGATGGAACTCGACGACTGGATGACAATATTCCGCGAATACGAAGCGGGAATGAGTCTGAAAGAAGGTGCGGACGATGGGCGAGGTTAAGTGGGTTAAGATGTCGATAGACATGTTCGATAATCGAAAGATCAAGTATCTGCGCGGCCTGCCGGAGGGAAACAACATCGTTCTTATCTGGGTCATGCTGCTGACTCTTGCAGGGCGGTGCAATTCCAATGGATATATTTTCCTTACCGAAAACATCCCGTATACTCCGGCGATGCTCGCAAATGAGCTTGGATTCCCAGAAAGTACTATTCTGGTAGCCATGAAAGCGCTGGAAAGTATGGGAATGATAAGCCGAAACGAGGAAAACACGCTTCTGATCCCTGGATGGGAAGAACATCAGAACGTAGCCGCGTTGGAACAGATCCGGGCGAGCAACCGGAAGCGGCAGGCGCGGTACAGGGAACAGGCGAAAATAGAAGCTGTGGAGCAGGAAACACCACCGCCGGTAGAGGAGAAGCAAGAGGAACACGAAGAACCAGAAGAGCCGAAGTCGGCGAAAAAGGCGGAGGAAACCAAAGAAGCAAAGATTCTTTTCGAGCGGTTGTGGAGCCTGTATCCGAACAAAAAAGGCAAGGGGCAGGTAAGTGATACAGCAAAGAAAAAACTGCTTAAAATCGGGCATGAAGAGCTTGAGAGAGCAATTCAGAGGTATAAGACGGAACTGGAAAAGGAGGACTGGAGAAAGCCGCAGTACGGCAGTACCTTTTTCAATTCTGGTTACTTGGATTATCTCGACGCGAATTATGAGCCGGGAAAAAGAGAGCCGACGAAGCAGCAGAAAGAAAACAAATTCAATAATTTTAACCAGCGTGACTATGATTTCACGGCGCTTGAGCAGGCATTGACAGGAGGTTAAGCATGGTATCAGTAATCAAAACAGCAATTATCTGCGCAACAGTAGCGTTTTGCTTCTTCCAGATGATGAAACGCTAAGAAAAGGACAGGGGAGGGACCTATGAGCAATAAATTGAAGAAAAAGCCGTCAACGCGGTTAAGCCCTGAGACGATGACAGCCGCAGAGGTAAGCGGGATCACAGGTGTCAAGCTCGAAATCCTGCGGAAATGGGTGGACAGGATGCAGAGAAACCTGTCCGAAGCCTACCAGAAAGAAGCACAGGAAAAGCTGCTGAAAGCAGAGGACTGCATCAGCGCGGCGAACGTCGTGTGCTCGGCACTGGCGATCTATGAGACATGGGGGTACAAAAAGGCGCTTGACCGGTACATGGACAACTACACTGCGGCAGTACGGAAGATGAACAGTGTAGGTCTGGCTAAGATGTACGAGGAGTTGCACGAAAAGACCGGCGCGACGCTGGAATTTGAGGATATGGATCTCGCAAAAGAGTTTGGCTTTGGAGGGGCGGAAGAATGAAAGAAACGAAATACGATAAAAACAATTTCCCGGATGCTCTTCTGAAAGAATGGGATAAAACGAGAAAACAGATTCTCGGAAAGGAAGGAAAAGAGAATGGAGATCATCGGAATTGTTCTGTTCTGCGCGGTGATTCTCGCGTCAGCAAAACTAATGCTTGACCCGCCGGAACGGAAAAAAGATCCGAAAGAGGATGAGGAGCAAATTGAATTTCTGAACGAATGGAACAAGAAACATAAAAAATAACAAACACAAAGAAAGGAGCCAGCCTCCGGCCGGGGCAAGGGTATACCGGGCTTCTGAATGAAAAACATATGAATTTATTCGACAAGGTAAAATGCAAAGGCTTTTATAAAAAAATTAACGACGGAAAATGGTTGCGACTCGACAGAAAAACTTTAACTGCTGATGAAATGGACAATAATCTTGTGAGCATGGGCAATGATGGAACTGTCGAAAAAGACGTTGAGTATATCGAAAAAACCTATTTCAAACATGTTGAAAAGAATTTCATCGGAGTAATTGTTGGATATAGAGATGTTATTGTAAAAGGTTGTCTTGATGCAGAGTATCAAGAGGAATGTGATGTAGGTATCGGAGTTATTCCGGAAGCGTTTTATGTATCCAAAAGAGCGAAAGAAACTGTAAAATGTGCTGTTGTCTACTATGCGAATAACATGAAACACTATGTCCCTTTGGAAGATATTCTGGAGGTAATTCTATGAAAAAGAATCTTATCGTTGACTGTTTTGCGGGCGGGGGCGGTGCCTCCGTTGGCATTGAGATGGCACTGGGGCGGCCTGTAGATATAGCGATCAACCACGACCCGGACGCCATCCTGATGCACAAAACCAACCACCCGAACACACTGCATCTGACCGAAGATATTTTCAAGGTCAACCTGCGGAAATACGTCAAAGATCAGCATGTGGCATTGATGTGGGCAAGCCCGGACTGTACGAGCCACAGCAAGGCCAAGGGAGGAAAACCACGGGAGCGCGGTCTGCGTATCCTTCCATGGGCGGTGTATAAGCATGCGAAAGAGATTCTGCCGGATGTGATTCTGATGGAAAATGTGGAAGAAATACAGCAGTGGGGGCCGCTGGATGAAAAGGGATATCCGATCCCAGAAAGAAAGGGAGAAGATTATCAGAAATTTATCCGGTCGATGAAAAGCCTTGGATACATATTCGACTGCAGAGAGCTGGTAGCTGCCGATTATGGGGCACCGACCACCAGGAAACGATGGTATGCGGTGTTCCGGCGGGACGGAAAAGAGATCCGCTGGCCAGAACCAACGCACAGCAGGGGGAACACCGGTTTAAAGCGGTGGAAAGAATGCGGAGACTATATTGATTGGTCTGATCTCGGAACGTCGATATTTGACCGGAAAAAGCCGCTGGCAGAGGCTACGCAAAAACGAATAGCCAACGGGATAAAAAAATATATCATCGATGCACCGGAACCGTATATCGTAAAAAGTCAAGACGCATTAGCCTTTATCATCCAATATCACGGAGAGACGCGGGACGGGGACTCGAGAGGGCAACTTTTAACGGAGCCGATCAAGACGATCGACACCTCAAACCGGTACGGGTTGGTGACCGCGTTTGTCACAAAGTATTATAAATCTGGCATCGGGCAGGGATGTGATGAGCCACTGCATACCATAACGACTTCGCCAGGGCATTTTGGACTGGTATCTGCGTTTCTGATCAAATATTACGGGGCAGGATGCGGGCAAATGCTCGACCATCCGCTCGGGACGATCACCACAAAAGACCGGTTCGGATTGGTAAATGTGGTTTTGAACATCAAAGGTGAAAAATATATCATCTATGACATTTTCCTGCGAATGCTGAAGCCGGAAGAACTGAAGCTGATGCAGGGATTCCCAAAAGATTATATTATCAACCGGGATTACAACTGGAAAAGCTATCCGGTTGCAAAGCAGGTGGCGCGGATCGGGAACAGTGTAGTGCCGATTATGGCGCAGAAACTGGTAGAAGCCAACTGCCCATATCTGAAAGTAGGGGAACGGGTGCCGAATCTGAATATCGATGACAGCCAGGAACAGTTGAGATTTGCGTGAGGAAAAAGGAGAAGGAATGATAATTAAGAGTCAAAACAAAGATCTTGTGGTAGATACATACGGAAATCATTTCCGTATGTTCTGCGGACCGGACGGCCGGTATGGTATCGAGACAAGAGCAGGTGTAGTAGGAGTCTATAAAACAAAAAAGAAAGCAGAAAAGGTTCTTGATGAAATTGCTGAGCAAATTGGATGCTGCAAAGCAGATGAAATCATTTACGCGGGTAGAGGGATCGGCGGACTCCGTGTAACCGTGTATCAAGCGCTTGCACAGGAATATGTGTATCAAATGCCAGCAGAAGAGGAGGAAGAAGATGCTGATTAGAAGACAGGACAAGAAAGCAATCTTCAATATTGATACTTGCAGAGTGCTTTATGTGGCTGAGACGGTTGGAGGTTGTTTTAAAATCTGCGCAGACCAATTCGAACAGCTTGGAACTTACAAAACAGAAGAAAGAGCAATGGAAGTTTTGGACATGATCGCAACGCAGAGTGCGTTATGCAACGCAGGAGTTGCTGTGTATTTAGTGGATGAAATCGAAAAAGCTTGGTATATGGATATGCCGGAGGAGTGAAGACAGAATGACGAAAGAAGAGCTTGTGATAGGGAACAGGTATAAGATCCGCCGCCCGTCAATCGCGGATGGCAACGTAAATTCGTATCAGTGGAGTGATGCAACTTTGGTTGACATTTCGACGCATATAGCGGTATTCAACGTGGGAGCGTATTACGTAACTTACAAATTCTGTCAACTGAGAGATGAAGTAAAAGAAGCGTAACAGCAGAAAGGAACTGCACCATGAGCATTCGGAGCACATTTTTGAAAGATTACGGGATTTCGAAAGAACTTGGGGATAAGATCGTATCATATTGCAAAAACGCGCACGACTACGACCAGAATCTTATCTTGCAGGCCGCACAGAAGACTTGCCCGGAGATATCGAGCGCCCTGTTCGCGAATCTGACGCTTGGAATTGGGTATGACCGGATCAGCCAGGTGCAGTACATCCCAATGCAGCGGAAAGATTTCCAGGGATACAGGCGGAAGACAATTGAGGAGCTGTATAGATTGCTGCTTCTGCATGGGAAGGAGTTAGAATGATAATCGGAGGGAAAGAAGTAAGCGAAATTTTGGTGCGTACGAAAGAGAATGAGTTGATTGTAAGTATCACAGATAAAAACGTCATCGTAAAAAACGGTTATGATGTGGATCTTTGGCCATCAGCGGAGAAAAAATCCGAAGAAACGGAAAAATAATCTGATATTAAGCGCAAAAAGGGTACAACGAAAAGCCCCCATACCAGTACACTAAGAATAGAAGTGTATTAGTATGGGGGTGATTTTTATACCTACAAATAAAACTTACGAAAATCTTGAAAAAATGATGTTTTCCGGCGTGGGAGAGTACGGGATTCCAGAGATTATGCCGGAAGAGTACAAGCCGTGTGAGTGGATCGGATTCAATTACGCTGCGAGCACTGCGAGACGAGCCGGGAAGGGCGTGCATTTCTTCCTGGATGACTACCAGTTCGAACGGGTATGGAACACCCCGGACAGGTATATTGAGGTACTGAGAGACTATGACTACGTGCTTTCACCGGATTTCAGCATGTATACAGACTTCCCAAAAGCCATGCAGATTTACAACCATTACAGAAAACACTGGTGCGCGGCATATATGCAGATGAATGGACTTCGGGTAATACCTACGATCGCATGGAGCGACGAAAACTCATTTAGTTGGTGCTTTGATGGCGAGCCGGTGGGAAGCGTGGTGGCAGCAGGAAAGGGAACAGAGATGATGGAATGGCGAACGAACAAAACTTAATACCGACAAACCGGAGAAGTAAGAGCGAGGTAAGAGAGAACGCCAGAAAAGGCGGTATCAAGTCTGGACAGGTGCGCAGGCAGAAAAAGACCCTTTCCGAACTGGCTAAGATGATAGCCGAGAACCCGGCACCTGCGCAGGCAAAAAAGTCTCTCGCAAAGCTTGGAATTGACGATGAAAGCGCGAACAACAACGCGAGGATCGTAGCGTCGGTGTACAGTAAGGCCATCGAGGGAAACATGATGGCTGTGGAAAAGTGGGAGCAGCTTGTAGCGGATAAGAAAGCAGATACAGTAGCATATGAACTGCCAGCAAGGGTGATTGGAAAAGCATTCGTTGACATCAACCGTAAGATCGAGCCGAATATTGAATATGTATTCGAAGGCGGGCGCGGCGGTCTGAAATCATCCTATGTGGCGTTCAAAATCGTTGAAATTCTCAAGAATAACCCTCAGATGCACGCCTGCATCACGAGACAGGTGGCTGGAACACTGAAAGATTCCGTGTATGCCAACATGAAATGGGCGATAAATGAACTTGGGCTGATGGAAGAGTTCGAGTTTAAAGTATCTCCGCTAGAAATAAAATATGTAAAGACTGGACAGACGATATACTTTCGCGGGCTGGATGACGAAACAAAACTGAAATCCATTAAGCCCGAATTTGGTTATATTGGAATCCTCTGGAAAGAGGAGAAAGACCAGATGAAAGGCGACGCACAGGAGCGTTCCGTGAATCAGTCGGTTTTGCGAGGAGGTGACATATCCTATGATTTCTCATCCTACAACCCTCCCAAAAGCAAAAGTAACTGGGTCAACCGAATTAAGCTCGTGCCGAATCCGAAAAGAGTGATACACCACTCGTGCTATACAGACGCGCCGCCGGAATGGCTCGGAAAGAAGTTCATCGAGGACGCGGAACATCTAAAAGAAGTCAATCCGGAAGCGTACGAGCATGAGTATCTCGGCATCCCGAACGGAGACGGCGGAAACGTGTTTGAATATCTGGAGATCCGAGACATCACAGACGAAGAGATTAGCCACATGGACCGTATCTATCCAGGCGTTGACTTCGGATGGTACCCGGATCAGTACTGCTACCTGCGGACTTACTACGATTCGGCGCGGGAGAAAATCTATCTCATTGACGAACTATACGTGAATAAGTGGAGCAATGAGAAAACAGCAAAATGGATCAAAGAAAAAGGGTATGATGACTATACGATTATCTGCGATTCCGCGGAGCCTAAGTCCGTAAACGACTATAGGGATGCCGGACTCCCAGCCAGGGGAGCAATCAAAGGACCGGGAAGCATTGAATACGGATTCAAATTCCTGCAGGCACGAACGTTAGTCATTGATCCGAAGCGGACACCGCACGCGTACAAAGAAATCACGGAATACGAATACGACCGGGATAAGGACGGGAACGTTATCAGCGGATATCCAGACGGTAACGACCATGCTATCTCGGCTTTGCGTTATGCGTATGAGCCATTATTTAATCGCAGGGGGTATAGTGCATAATGTGCGAATTTTGCGATGAGTTGAAGAATTGGAAAACCTTAGAAAGATTCGATCAGCGTGCACGGTACGTCTATCAGTGTAAGCTGATACGCAAGACGATGGTTGAGACAAGAGCGGCGGGGAGCATCGAGGGAACGCCGCATAACGTCAATTATAGCCCGATGTGCGGCAGAAAAGTGACAGAGGGCTAGGAATGGGACTGATAACAACTATTAAGAGGTGGCTAAGCATGTTTTTTCGAAGCGAAGCGGAGCAGGCGTTTAACGTTGATACGATCGAATCCCCGGTAATGGATACGGTAATTAAAAAATGCGCTGCTGTTTATTCCGGAGAACCGCCGTGGAAAGATGTAAAAAACGGCATCCGAACAATTAATTTTGCAAAATCGTTAAGCTCCGAAACAGCGCGGCTTGCGACACTAGCAATTAAAATCACAATCGAGGGATCAGCAAGGGCGGAGTGGCTGCAGCAACAGACGGATGCAGTGTTTTTCAGTATCCGAAAATGGGTGGAATATGGCTGTGCGTATGGAACGGTAGTCATCAAGCCGAACGGGAAGACGTTGGATGTATTCACACCTGATGAAGTGCTTATAACCGATTATGACAACCAGAATATCACCGGAATGATATTTAAAGATACGTACACGCAAGGAAAATGGTACTACACGCGGCTGGAATATCACCGATTTGCAGAAGAGAAGCAGGGCGAGGAAACAGTACGTCCTTATTATATTTCCAATCGGGCCTATCGGTCGAAAACACCGGATTCAATCGGCGATCCGGTGGCTCTGAAAGATACGAAATGGTCTGAGCTTATGGCAGACTCCCCGCCGATTCTGAAAGCGAACGGAGAAAGCCTGGATGGCCCGATGTTTGGCGTATTCGTGACACCGCAAGCGAATAACGTAGATAAGTCTACGCCACTCGGCCTGCCGGTATATGCCGAAGCTCTGGAAGAACTGAAAGACCTTGATATCGCGTACTCGCGCATGACCGGAGAAATCAATGACAGTGAACGAATCGTTCTGGCAGATGATCGGTTATTGTCTCCGGCTGGCACGCCGGTTAATAAGGTGAACCCGGGAGCTGCCGCAACAAAGAACTTGCCGAAGTACGTTCGAAACGTCTACGGCGAGGGGCCGGATTCTTTCTACCAGGAAATCAACCCGACACTCAACACAGAAGTGAGGGTTAAGGGAATCAATGCGTTATTGTCGCAGATCGGCTATAAGGCTGGATTCTCCAACGGCTATTTCGTGTTCGACCAAAAAAACGGTATGGTAACAGCAACGCAGGTTGAATCCGATGACCGGCGGACGATCCAATACATCAAGGATGTGCGGGATCAGCTAGAGAAGTGCATGGATGCCGTCTATTACGCCCTGAGCGTCTATGCGGATCTGTACGGCGAGAGTCCGGCGGGAGAGTACGAAGTTACTTATGATTTCGGCGACATCACGTATAACCGCGAGGAGGACCGTGCACGCTGGTGGAATTACGTTAATGCCGGAAAAGTACCGGCGTGGATGTATTTCGTCAAGTTCGAGGGATTCTCGGAGGAAGACGCAAAGGCAATGGTCGAAGAAGCCACTCCGAAAGAGGATGAGCTTTTTGACAGCAAATATAAGGAGGAATGATAACATGGATATGAGTGGAGTAGCAACAGTAGTATGCATCACAGTAGTCTGCTATCTGGTAGGCATGGTGATGAAAGCAACGGATATTAGCAACAAGTGGATTCCGTGCGCAGTAGGATTGGCGGGAGCGGTGCTTGGCGTTGTTGGTATGTACACAATCCCGGACTTTCCGGCGCATGACGTGCTTAATGCGGTAGCTGTCGGCATCGTCAGCGGACTTGCGAGCACAGGCGCGAACCAGATTATCAAACAGGCACAGAAAGAGGAATAAGACATGCTTACCCCGGAGTATCTGCAGCGCGCGGCAGAGGGCGCAGAAGCCATCACAGAGGATTTACACAACCGGATCATGCGTAAGATCGTCAAGGCTATTTTAACACGCATGGAACGCGGCGAAAACTACATGCTGACAGCGGCGGACAAGTGGAGAATCGAAGCACTGCAGGAAGCTGGCTATCTGCTGGAAGATATCCAGAAAGAGATAGCAAAGGCGACCAATCAGCAGCTATCAGAGATCAAATCAGCCTGCGTTGACGCGGGAATACAGACGCTCAAGTGGGACGACGCGGTATATAAGGCGGCTGGGCTGGTACCTACGCCGCTTCTTCTTTCCCCCACACTGATGCGCGTACTGGAAAGAGACTATAAGGCGACCGCGGGCACATGGCGGAACTTCACCCGGACGACCGCGGAAGAAGCGCAAAAACTCTTCATCAACGAGCTTGACAGCGCCTACCACAGAGTTCTGAGCGGCGGCGAGTCTTACGGCGCTGTTGTGGCTGATCTTATTGAGAAAGTGTCAGATGAGGGGCTAACAGTCAAGTACCCGACCGGATACCGGCAAAGCCTTGAATCTGCGACCATGACCATCGTACGAACTGGCATAGCGCAGGCAGCGTGTGATGTATCAGAAGCGCGAATGGAAGAAATGGATTGGGATATCATTCTTGTATCTGCTCATGTAGGCGCACGAACGGGAGACGGCGGGCAGAACCCAGGGAATCATCTTTGGTGGCAAGGGCGATTCTATTCCCGAACCGGAAAAAACAAGAAATACCCGAATTTCTACGAGGTGACCGGATACGGCACCGGCGAGGGGCTGGGTGGCTGGAATTGCCGTCATAGCTTCGGATCGGGAGACGGAAAGAACAACCCATTTGACGATAAGAACATCTCTTACGCAGATAATCGTAAGGTGGAAGAAGCACAGAAGCGGCAACGATTGTTGGAACGCAGGATACGAAACAGCAAAAGGCAAATTCAAACTTTGCAATATGCTATAGACAACGCAAGCGATGACGAGACGAAAAGCAAATTGCAAAGTAAAACAGAGCAAAAAGCTAATTTGCTTAGTAAGCAAAATAAAGCATATCGCAAGTTTTGCGAAGACAACAACCTGCGCACTTATGATGAGCGATTGAAAATAGCCCATTGGGACCGAAAACAGGCAGCAAGAGCCGCAGCGGATGCACGGCGATATCAAAAACGCAAAAAGGAAAAAGCAGATGATTGAGACGATTAATCAAATCATGATTCTTTGCGGCTGGATAACTACAGTAGGTGGCGCGATTGTGGTTCTGACCGGAGCATGGAAGAAATTCAAAAAGCCCGAGAGGGATCTGGAAAAGAGGATGCAGACGATGGAGGAGGATATCAAGGATATCAAGTCAAAACTTGAGAAAGATTATACCTCTATCCGCACCCAACGAGATGATATGAATCTGATAATGAGGAGCATGTTCAATCTAATCGAAAATAAGATTACAGGGAACAACATCGAGGGCTTAAAAAAAACGAGGGAAGAACTTGTAAATGCGATGACCGACAAGAAAAATTAAGAGGGCTTATCTTGAAAGTGTATGAATTCACAGTACCGGAGCTGGAATATTTTCGCACGTATTGTAATTTTACGCGTGACGAACGTACACTTTTTGATTATCGGAGTAGGAATATTCCGCTCGAAAAGTGTGCGGAACTAATGAATATTCTGTTTCTACTGCAAAACGGATCAGTAGAAACGTAAACACCAAAATCATTAAAGTATGCTGATTGATACTTTTTTGAGCATTTCATGGGACTTTGACGAACTGTCAGAGTCCTTTTTTTGCGCCTAAAATATGAGTAGAAAGAGAACGGAGGGATGAATATGTATCCGTATATTGACCCGCAGGCATTTGCGAACGAACAGGCAATGCTTCAACAGAGAATTAATCAGTTGGAACAGGCGAGAAACCAGCAGATGAGCATGTATGCACCACAAAGTCAGCAACAGCAGCAGGCGCGACCGTGCTTACGCTGAAACTGAACGGAGAAGCGGTTGGAGGAACAGAGATGGACTATACCGTAGTTACGGCGAACACTTATCAGAATGTGAGCGCGGACACGCTGATCCCTGTACCGGCAGGAACAAGCCTTACTGTATCAGTCGGAAATATTTCTACAACCGAAGTCCTGGTAAAAGACGCGAACCTCATCATCAAAAAAGTTGCGTAGGGGGTGACGAATCATGATTACTTTCCGAAGCAAAACAGACGTAACAGATGCGGATGCTATTTTTTCGGAAATCAACAGCCGCTTCGTGGCAGCTATCATGATGCACGGCCAGATGGCAGATTATTTCGATTTTCTCGGGCTGAAAGGTTACAAACGGATACATGAGTACCAGCACATCGCAGAAAGCCTTGAGCGCCGTAAGGTGTGCCGGTATTACATCGAACGGCACGGGAAAATTATTCCAGATGCGTTTTCTGGCGAGGTTAAAATGATTCCGGACGGATGGTATGCCGCAAAAAGCATTTCCGTCGGAAAAGGCACTAAGCAGAAAGCCGTAGAGGATGGATTTTCCGCCTATCGTGAATGGGAAGAGGAGACAAAAGCGGTATATCAGATCTATGCCTCAACGCTACTTGAAAAAGGAAATGTGGAAGATTTCATGCTTGTAGCTTCGCTGATAGATGATGTGGGCGATGAACTGAAAGAGGTTGACAAAATTATTCTTGATCTGATCTCGACCGGCTATGATATGGTCCATATCACTGAGTCGCAGAAAGAATTGAACGAAAAATACAAAAAACGCATGAAAGGAATCGAGGTTGAATGATGGGAAACGTGAAAGAAGTGCTGGAAAAGCAGTTGGAAAGAGAAAAAGAATCTGCGATGCAGAAACTCACGACAGATAACCTTGACGCAATGTTCAAAATCACAACCACACTGTGCAATATGCGGAAAATGGAGTGTGGGAGCATTCCATCGGTCATGATGGATGCATCAGAGACACTGATTAAGAAGTACAGCAACGGAAAATATGATAAGAATATTGATGCATTGTATGAAGAATACATTGCGGCAAAAATGGCGTACCAGGAACACGGAGATGCGGTGCACAAAGATAAGCTTATGGATTCCGTCGGCCGCCTGATGGTTGAGGTGTTCGATATGCTACAGGCGATGATTCTTGATGCGGATTTCCGCGACGAAAGACAGGCTATCATGCAGCAAATTCGAAAACTTGCTGATTCGTGATGACAAGATGGGTACAACGAAAAACATTGAATGTAGTACGATAGGAGCGTGAAAAGAAATTGGGATGGGCTTGTAAGTCATTTTGATGTTCAATTCACCTCCTTTCGACGTTCTAGGGGATCCTGTTAAGAGCCTGCACAAGGCTCGGAACGTGTCTGAAATATGCCGCGTTTTCCATTCCTCAAGCCTTTCTGAAAACGCGGCGTGTTTCTTATTATTTTATGAATTACACAATTGGGAAACAGTAATGGAAAACTGGCATCATCCCCCTTGATTCTGCCATAAGATGCTGGATCTTTGGACTGCTTGATAGGTTCGAACCCTATTTTCCCATTACCCCGGCAGAGGTTGATCTGCCTAAATCCATTACTGCCGACGGGCAGTTAAAAACAACGTTTAGGAGGATAGAAAATGCAGAATTACGAAGCAATTCTTTCAGAACTCGAAATCGAGATTCCGGAAGACAAAAAAGCAGATCTGAAAAAGAAGATGGAAGAAAACTATCGGACCAAATCAGATTATGACAAGGTAGTTACAAAGCGTGATGAGTACAAGAACTCGCTGGACGATGTGCAGAAAGAGCTGGAGGGATTTAAAGACGTGAATGTCGAAGAATTACAGACGAAAGTTACAACCCTCACCACACAGCTCAACGAAGAGAAAGCTGGACGGGCAGCAGATGCCAGAAAGGCAGAGGTCGAAAAACAGGTAAATGATTTCTTGACGGCTACAGATGAAAAGGGAGCGAAGAAATACGAGTTTTTGAACAGCATTACGGCTGATTACTACCGCTCGGAGCTTGCGAAAGCTCTGGACGCTGATTCTGCAAAAGGAAAGTCCATTTCGGACATTTTCTCAGAGATGATTACCGACAAGGACGGAAAACAGAAGACAGGAATTTTCGTGGATCAGCAGCAGAAACAGACACAGCAGAATGCAGCCCGTTTTACAAAACCATCAAGTAAAGAGCATCACCAGGAAGGACAGAAATATACGATGGCTGAGCTGATGAAAATGAAGAACGAAAATCCAGGTCTTGATATTAAACAGTATATGTAACAGAGAAACCGATGGTATGTTTGTAATACCGTTGCTAACCTAATTACCTTTTGAAAGTTATAGGTAGAAAGGATTTTTTATGGCATTATTTGATACCAAAAATTTTAACGGTGAAGTATTCGGTGCGTATGTCGATGCTGTACCAAACCTCAACAGAAATGAACTTTTGAAATCCGGCGCTATTGTAGAAAAACCACAGTATGCAACTATGCTTCCGGATCAGACAGGCGGAAACTATATTACAATTCCGATCAAGGCAAGAATTGGCGGAACTGCGGATAATTATGACGGCAATACGGATATCACTGCTGATTCCAGAGATACTTACACTCACGGAAGAATTGTAGTTGGACGTGCACACGGATGGACAGAAAAAGATTTCTCCTCCGATATCACTGGAGAAGACTTTATGCCAGCAGCGCAGGAAGTAGCTGAATACTGGGATGACGTAGACCAGGAAACGTTACTCTGCGTACTGAAAGGAATTTTTTCGATGACTGGCCAGAAAAACAAAGATTTTGTTAATGACCACACATACGATGTTTCTATGTCTGCGACAGAAACAGGATTTGCGGAAACCACGCTAAACAATGCGATTCAGCAGGCACTTGGAGACAACAAAGGGAAATTCAGTCTGGCAATTATGCATTCTAAGATTGCTACTAATCTTGAAAATCTCAAACTCATTGCGTACATGAAATACAATGACGGCGAAGGAATCGAAAGAGATTTAACACTCGCCACATTGAATGGCCGCACTGTCCTGATTGATGACAATATGCCGACTACTTCTTTGAACGCAAAATATGTCAAGGCCGCAAAAACAGATCCTGGGGCATTAAAAGTTACAACAGCCGGATCTGGTGAAGGAGAAGTGGCGAAAACCACTGTGCAGAGCGATGTAACCGACGTAAAAGAAGGAGATTATGTTGTGCTTCTTCCAGCGGGCACTGCGTACACAACGTACGTTCTCGGAAATGGTGCAATCGAGTACACAAACTGTGGTGCCAAGGTTCCGTATGAGATGGATAGAGATCCGAAGGAAAAAGGCGGAGAGGATACTTTGTATTCCCGCCAGAGAAAAATTTTTTCCCCATACGGCATCTCTTTCAAAACGCCTAGTTTCATTTCTCCAACGAATTCCCAGTTAGAGAGTGGTGATAACTGGGAACTTGCAAATAATAACAGTACTTCTACCAAGAAGTATTTCCCAATCAAAGCAATCCCAATTGCACGCATCATCACTCGATAGGAGGTATCTGGCATGGCTTATGCAGATTATGAATTTTACACAACTTCATATTTCGGCGATACCGTGCCAGAATCCGACTTTCCGCGGTACGCCGAGCGGGCAAGTGATCGAATCGATATGCTGACATTCGACCGGCTTGCCGACGGGCTGCCGGAAAACGAACGGGCACAGAAAAAGATCAAGAAAGCGGTCTGTACACTGGCGGATGCGCTTTTTCAGATCGACACCGTAAAAAATGCCGCGATGGAAACAGTAGGAACCGTAAAGAGAGAAGATGGAACGGTCATCAATAAGGCCGTTTCTTCGATTTCTTCCGGCAGTGAAAGCATCTCCTACGTGACCGGAACCAGCGGTACAAATTCCAGCGTCTACGGACAAGCGGCGATGGACAAAAAGGTAGAAAACGTGCTCGTGACACAGATTATTCTCGAAAATCTACAGGGCGTTATGACGGATGACGGCGTTCCGGTCCTGTATGCAGGCGTGAGGTTATGATATTGGGTGGAAGAGGTAGCAACAGTGGAATGATGAAAACTGTAAACGGTAAGACGGTAAAACGCTTCAATACCACCCTAAAGGCTGGAAACTCGTAGAAAATGCTCTTACGAATCCAAAAGGCTATACGTGGTACTCGAATGGAAAATCACGTTTTAGCGGTCAATATGAAACGGCGCTTGTAAAGAATAAGAAGTAGGTGAAACCATGTATGATGAAACCATAACTCTTTTCAATCGGTACGAAGATCAAACCGGGAATGTATTCTGGTATCCGACCGTGCTGCAGCATGTGGATCTTATCACGGATAAGGTCGCAAATATTGTCCGAACCGGCATTGACAGTGCCGATACGGCCAGCCTTCACGTGGCGTACACGCCATATAACGGCACAATTATGGTGCAGGGAAAGAAGTGGTTATCACCGAAAGCCTGGAAAGCTCAGACGAATGAAGAACTCCCGGGAACAATCACTTTTGCTAACGAAGATTTTTTCGTGCTCGGCGATTACTGCGTCAAGAAAGAACAGGCTTATCTTATCGACAATAACGGAGCATACGTGCAGGATCACGAGAAAAGGCCGATTTCCACAAGTGTTGAACGGCAGATGTACGGCGTGGTGAAAGACGCGGAATACACAAGCAGAGTAGACCGCGGCTTCTATGACTACATGAACAAAAAATACGATAATGTGTTTTCCATCAGCAATGTAGGCGGTCCGTACAGGCTTATTCCTCATTTTGAGATAGGGGGAAGATGATGAGTAATACAAAGCATTTCCCAAGTTTTTCGGTTGTGAACGGACACGTTAAGGTGCAAGTAGACCTTACGAGATTCGATAAGCAATTCCGGGAAGCTCAGTTTTGGCTTGACGGGCAGGTTATGAACGATATGATTCCGTACATGCCATTTCGAGACGGAATCATGGTAGACACCACCAGAGTGCGTAGCGCATCCTTGCAAGGCACTGGAAAAGTGTGTGCAGGCGCTCCGCCGTATGGTCGATTCCTGTACGAAGGAAAGCTTATGGTTGATCCGGAAACACGCTCAGCGTGGGCGAGACCCGGAGCAAAAAAGGTTGTTACAGACACACCGCTGAAATTTGATAAAACGGCACATCCGTCCGCAACGGATCACTGGTTTGACGCGGCAAAGGCGGCACACGGCAAGCAATGGGTGAAAGGAGTGAAGAAACGTGCCGGAGGAGGTTAAAAAGCTCGTTACGTACGATGTTGACGGTTATGACATCGTAACAAAAGCACTTGAAACTGTTCTGAACACTTTTCCCGGTCTGCAGCCGACCGAAAAGATTAAGTTTTCATTTCTAAAAGAGGATGACGGAATCGCATTCTATCCGGTGAGCGGGGCAGTTGTCGCATCGGAAAAAAAATCGGTCACCGGGATGGTAGATCAGCTCTGCAATTACCCGTTTTTTGTGGTGTACCGTTCCGCACCTACAACGCCTGGAGTCAAGACGGAAATCAAGGAATTTTTGGACACTCTCGGAAAGTGGCTGGAAAAACAGCCCGTGCAGGTGGATGGGGAAGAACATCATCTGAATTCTTACCCTACACTTACGGAAGGAAGAGTTATTGAATCTATAACCCGTCTTACGCCATCTTATCTTGATACGGTGGCGGAGAACAAAGTGGAAGACTGGGTTATCAGTATGTCCTTAAAATATCGGAAAAAATTCAAAAAATAATCATACCGGCACCGATTCGGCAGCCGCTGACCGCGAAAAGTTACGCGGTAGAAAGGAAAAAACATGTCTAAACTTGAGCGTGAAGCAATGGCCACTTACCTTGATTCGACTTTCAAGAGAGTCGTGGCATCCGCAAGCTGGGTGCTGGTAGGTGATGACATTGAGGATATGGCCGTAGAGCTTAACCCGGACACAGAAACAACCAAAAACATTCTCGGACAGACCAAAACGAGAGACAACGGATATGAGCCGTCTATGGATGCTGACCCGTTCTATGCTGATCCGGATAACAAGCTGTATCCGGTGCTGCGAGATATTGCCCTCGAGCGTAAAAAAGGCGATGCTTGTAAAACACTTATGCTAGAGGTCATCGTGGAGGACACAGCGGCAACAAATCATCTTGCTTACGTGCGTGAGGTCATCGTAAAACCGCAGTCTTACGGCGGCGATACTGCAGGTCTCAATATCCCGTTCGCTGTTTCTGAGGATGGAAAATTCACAAAAGGCTACGTAAGCGCAGCTTCTCTTAAAACCGGAACTCCGGAATTTAATGAGGGCGCAGCGCCAGTTTCCGATAAAAGCACATCCCTGGCGTAAGATCACACACGAATAGAAAGGAGCTTTTAGATGAGCAATAAACTGGTAAAACCGCAGAGTAACGACATCATTATTGATGATGGCTTAAAAACTTATTATATCAAAAATAAGCAGGGCCATGTATACGGGAAATTTGATTTTCGACCGTCCGACACCAATCTTATCTCACGATATGATGAGGTTGTAGAGCATCTGAACAGCTTTTCAGCTCCTGAAAACGAACAGGCGGACATCAAAAAGGTTGAAAACATGGTTGCTGATGAGCTTTCCTATCTGATCGGATCGGATTCGAAAGAATCATTTTTCAGCATCTTAGGCCCGTTCTCTCCGCTTGCTTCTGGAAAACTGTTTTTCGAAGAAGTTGTTGACGCTATCGGCCGCGTGATCGAAACTGAGACCGAACACAGGGCGAAGAAAGTTCGAACACGTATGAATAAGTACGTTGCAAAATATCGTAAATAATGGACGCGTGGAGCCTTCCGACATCGCTCAACGTTGCAGGCAAAGAATATCCAATACGCTCAGATTATCGAGTGGTATTGGATATTTTGCAATGTATGAACGATCCCGAGATTTTCGAACCAGATATGACCGAGGACGAAAAGAGGGCGGAGCAGGTCATAAGCATGTTAGCTATCCTCTATATTGATTTTGACGATATGCCACCCGCCGAATGGGAAGAAGCATCAGAAAAAGCATGTGAATTTATTGACTGCGGGTTTTCAGAGGACACAAAGCGAAAAAGGCCAAAATTAATGGACTGGATACAGGATGCAACCATTATTATTCCGTCTATCAATAAGGTTGCCGGAAAAGATGTGCGCGGTCAGAAGTATCTGCACTGGTGGACTTTTTTTGCATTCTACATGGAGATCGGCGAAGGCACGTTTGCGACCGTGGTAAGTATCCGAGATAAAAAAGCCAAAGGAAAGAAACTGGACAAGTGGGAACAGGAATATTACAGAGATAACAAGGCTATCATCGATCTCAAATCGGCAAGCGGCCAGAGAAGCGAAGAAGAAAAAGCAGCTCTTAGAGAGCTTTTCGGAATATCAAAATAACTGCCGGAGCATACGGAGCACCGGCACAAACCGTTAAAAGTTACACGGTAGGAAGGAAAAACGCATGGCGGGACAGGCTGACGGTTATATCATTATTGATACGGAGATTGACACCAACGGCGCAAAAGCTGGCAGTAAGGAGCTGGAAGCGAATGTGCGGCAGTGTATCTCGTCTATTAATGGTCTTGGAGACAAGGCCAAAGCATCACTCAACAAACAGGCGAATGCGTTCTCGAAGCTGAACGATCAGTACAGAGAACAAGAAAAAATAGTCGAACAGCTCAAAGAAAAGGTTGCTGAACTCGGAAAACAGCAGATACCGACCGACGAATACAAAGAGATCCAGGCGCAGATAGAGTCTGCTAAGACGCAGATGGACAAACTCATCTATGCGCAGGAAAAATTTGTGGCACTTGGCGGCAGTGAAGACAGCAAAAAGTATAAGAGCTATCAGTATGATATTGACCAGCTCGCAAAAACAATTGATGATGCAAACAAAGAATTACAAGAATTGGAGCAAAACGGAGAAGCGTTTTCTTCTGCGTTGGGCGGTGAAACTCCGACTTACAAATACAAAGAACTTGAATCTGAGCTTGAGTCATTAAGTCAAGAAATTGATGTGGCAAAGGCAAAATGGGACGAATTGCGTGCGTCAAATACTGGTGGAATTAATGATGAAGAAATTAAAAGCACCTTAGAAAATCTCGATCTTCTGTACGAAAAATATAGTGCAGTAGAAGCGAAAATGCGCGAAAAGGAAAAATTTGGTACTGATGTAATCAAAACCGAGCCAGTAAAAGAAGCAGCTGCAGCAATGGAAAAGTTGGCTCAGCAAGAAGAAAAGCTGGCCAGTATCAATGACCGGTTAAAAACCTCTTATGATGACGTAAAAGACAGCATTGACAGCTATTCAAACTCGGCGAATAATTCAGCGACTAAAAACGCATCAGACAACGCGTCAAAGTTGGCAAAATCCAATGAAAAGGTTGCTGACAGCGGAAAGAAAGCCGCAGATTCGCTGAAAGAAACCGGAAGCGCGGCGGGAAATGCCAAAAACGGAATTATGATGTTGTTAAAATACGGTCTAGGCATCCGCTCATTATTCGTACTTTTCAATAAGCTGAGAAGCGCGGTTGTGGCCGGAATGTCCAACCTGGCGCAGGAATCCGGCTCAACCAACTCGGCTATCTCTATGTTGTGGGGCAGCCTGGAACGGCTCAAAAACAGTCTTGCGACAGCATTTGCGCCGATTCTTACGGCGATTGCACCTATTCTGTCCAAATTTATCGACATGCTTAGCACCGCGGCAACATACGTGAGTATGTTTTTTTCGATGCTTTCCGGGAAGAAAACATACACCCGAGCATTAGCCGTCCAGAAGGACTATGCGGCATCTCTAAGCGATACGGCATCGAGTGCGGAAGATGTAGCGGACGCAACCAACGACGCGGCAGATGCGGCAGATGCGGCCGCAGAAGCAACGGAAAAATACCTTTCCCCTCTCGATGATCTGAACAAGATGGATTCGAAAAGCGACAGCGGTTCCGGCAGCGGCGGTGGCGGCAAATCCCCGGGAGCTGGCGGCGGTGGAGGAGGAGGAACAGGCAGTGCGCCGATGTTCACGGAAGAGCAGATCCCTAACGCTTTTCTGGATAATCTGCAGAAAGTTTTTGATTTACTGAAAAAGATTAAAGACCTGTTTATGTCCGGCTTCTGGGATGGCCTTGGAGATTACAAACCGCAGCTTGCAGAGCTGAAAAAGGATCTGGCATCCATCAAAAGGAATCTTGCGGAGATCTTCACGGACCCGGAAGTAGTAGGAGCCGCAAAACGCTTTGCAAAATCTGTAATCTATAATCTCGGGGTCGTAGCCGGATCAATAGCAAGCGTAGGCCTTACACTGGCTGTTAATCTTGTGGGCGGTTTTGAAAGCTATTTGAGCAGAAATAAAGATAGAATCAAAAAGTTTTTGGTTGACGTTTTCAATGTCGGAGCAGAAATTGCAGATGAATTCGGAATTATAGCAAAAACGATAGCTGAAGTATTTGCAAAAACGTTTGGTACACAAACAGCGCAGGATTTGACAGGAAATCTTATCGGAATTTTTGCATCTTTAGGCGGCTTGGCTGTAGAAATTTTTGCACGATACGAGCGCGATAAAATGTATCTTGCATGGCAGCCATGGATCGATAACAAAGATAAATTAGTTGAAGCGATTAACGAAACAATCGCACCTATTCAGCAACTCGCGCAGGTTATCGAGGACTTTTTAAACGATACATCCGACAAAATCATTGCATTTTATGATGAGAGCGTTAAGCCATTTATTGATGATATCGAATCAGGCTGTGCGTCTATTTTGGCAACATTGCTTGATCTTTACAATAGTTATGTAGTGCCTATCATCGATGAATGGGGAACGCGGCTCGAAGATTTGATTAATGGACCTCTTACAGATTTTGTCGATAAATTCCTTGATGTGTGCGCAAAAATCATTGATGCGCTACAGCAAATTTGGAATAACGTTCTTGTTCCCCTTATTAATTGGATTCTTCAAAATGTAATTCCATTACTGGCTCCTGTTGTACAATGGCTAGGTGACGCAGCTATTGATTTATTGGGCGCTGCGGTAGAAATGGCGAACGGAATTCTGGATATGCTCGGCGGTTTGATCGATTTCCTTGTTGGTGTGTTTACGGGCGACTGGAAAAAAGCTTTTTCCGGTGCAGGACAAATAGCACAGGGATTTGCGGATACATGCGGCGCTGTAATTGAATGGATTGGAGACTATATTTTAACTCCATTTATGTCACTGGTGAAAAAATTATTCTCTGTTGACTGGGTAAAATATTTTGGCGTAGCTGGCATTGCTCCGCAGGTGCTTTGCGATTTGATTAAGTCAATATTCAAAACTATGAAAAACGTATTTATTGGGATTATGAATTTTATTAAATACGCGTTTACTGGTGACTGGCGGAATGCTTGGCAGAGCGTCAAAAATATCTTTTCGAGTATCATGAGCGGAATTGGTGATGTTGTGCGTGCTCCGATTAATGGGATCATCAGCATGGTTAATCAGGCAATCGGAGCAATCAATAATCTGATCCGCGGCGTGAATAGAATTCCGCATGTAAATATTCCAACTATCGGAAGAATCCCACATCTGGCATCCGGTGCGGTCATCCCACCAAACCAGGAGTTTCTGGCAATGCTCGGAGATCAGAAAAGCGGAAACAATATCGAAGCACCAGAGGGGCTTATCCGTAAGATTGTCCGGGAAGAGTCTGGAAAAGGCAATGGAAGCTATACTTTCGTTGCACAGTTGGACAGAAAAGTCCTGTTCAAGGAAACAATCAGCGAAGCAAAGCTGCAGCAGATACAGGGTGGAAATAACCCATTCGAGCTGTCTACGACTTAAGGAGGGCATACATGGCACAAAATCATTTGCAGTTTGATGGCTACACGCCGCCAGATGTTGACGAAGATGGTTACACAATTGCTTTTGCAGCAACATCTTCGGACGATTCCGGGCGGCTTATGAACGGCAAAATGGTCAACACAAGGTTATTCACTGTTGAAGCGTATAACCTTAAATGGACCGATATTACCCTTGAAGCAGCAGCGGAAATCCTTTCAAAGACTGTTTTCAAGTCTCAGTTCAATTTCCATTATTTCAATATCAAAACCGCAAAATGGGAGACACATGCATTTTATGTTGCAAACGTTGACACAGCGATATATTCCCTCAAAGAGGGCGAGGAAAAATGCACAAGTCTTAGTTTCCAGGTAACGAGGATTGACCCATCATGAAAAATGTAAGCACAGAATTTAGGAAAAAAGTAGAAAACGGTTCTGCATGTTATGCGTACGCGAACGTGGTTTTACGGAACGGCACAAAATTGACTCTGGATCCGTCCAAAGATTTTCGAATTGACGGTAACAGCATCACCACCAATGGGGGAAGTTCATTCCCCCTCGGTGTGGCGCTTTCAAGAACAATAGAGCTTAATTTGGATAACTACGACGGAAGATTTGATGCCATTGACTTTTACGGCGCAGAAATCACGCTTTTTACGGGAATGACGCTGGATGATGGAAGCGTAGAAAAAATCAAAGAGGGAATCTTTTCTGTAGTTGAGCCGACCACGCCGGGATCCACAATTACGCTTGTTGCTGCAGATTACATGGCGAAAACATCCGATAGTTACGTTGCAAATACGACGTTTCCGGCGACTATATTTAATATCTATCGGGATGTCTGCATTCAGTGTAATCTTGTTGCTGGAAGCGCGAAATTCACAAATGGTGATTTCGTGGTAGATGCAATTTCTGAAAATGTTACATGCAGGGAGATGCTCGGATATATCGCTATGATTGCTGGCGGAAATGCCATGTGCGATTCCAACGGTGCTGTTATTATTAAGAGCTATGATTTTTCCGGCCTTAAAAAGTCAGATGGCACGTATGATTACACGAAAGCACAGAATTTTTCTGGATTTCAGAAGAATCCGAGCATTTCGACAGATATGATTCGGATAACCGGAGTTAAGGCGGAGAACGACGATGGAGATGAAAAGCAATCTTATATTGTAGGTTCGGAAGATTACTGCTTCTTGATCGAAAATCCATTGATTTCCGGCAAAGAAGCACAGGCACTGCAGCTAATCGGAAATGTTATTGTCGGGCTGGAATTTTACACATTCAGCGGAGATCACATTTCAAACCCGCTTGCTGAGTTTATGGACCCGTGTTTCGTGCAGGATATGAAAGGAAATCTTTTCTTTTCCGTTCTGAGCAATATTACTTACACGTACCTTGGCAGTACGTCTATTTCTTGCGATACAGACAGCCCAGAAACCGTAAAGTCGCAAAAGGCGACATCTGGCTCGAAAGTATACCAGAATCTCAAAAAGCAGCAGCAGGTTATTAAAAAAGAATTTGAAAAACAGATGGACGCTCTCGAAAAACAGGTTTCCAACGCACCTGGAACCTATATTTCGAGCGAAGTGCAGCCGGATGGCAGCAGTATCTACTATCTGCACGATAAGCCTACACTTGCGGAATCCAAAAGTGTTTTCAAAATAACGGCTGATACAATCACAGCATCGACCGACGGCGGAAAGACTTGGAACGGTGGATTTACTGTAGATGGAGTCATGATAGCTAAGATCATGACTACTATTGGTATTAATTTCGATTGGGGAGTTGGCGGCACCCTTATCATCCAGGACAGAAACGGAAAACAGACCGTCTACATGGATGCTGAAACGGGAGAAGTCCGGCTTAGCGTGGTTTCTCTTTCCATTCAGGGCGAAACGGTGGCAGATATTGCCGAAAAAAAAGCGGAATCTTCTCTGAACGACTTTACGAGCAATATATACAACCCTATGATTTCCAGCCTGCAAAAGCAGATTGACGGTCAGATCGAAACGTTCTATTACGATTACGAGCCTACGCTCAACAACGTTCCGGCGAAAGAATGGGATACCGAGGAGAAGAAGACTGCTCATGAGGGAGACTTATTCTATTGGAAGTCGAAAGGCTATGCGTACCGCTTCCAGAAAGACGGATCGGCGTGGAACTGGCAGCTCGTACAGGATACCGATATCACGCTTGCTATGCAGAAAGCCGCAGAAGCGAAAGACACCGCAGATTCAAAACGCCGCGTTTTTACAGCTACGCCGTATCCTCCGTACGATGTAGGTGACCTGTGGGTGGGAAATGATACTTCCGACCTTATGAGATGTCAGCGCTCACGACAGTCTGGTGCCTATGATTCTTCTGACTGGATCAAGGCGGTTAAGTATACAGACGATTCTGAACTTAACAATTTCATCTACACCGATTATGCCGAAGCACTTGTCGAAATCTCCAAATCGATCGACAAGAAAGCCGAAACGTGGTTCCAGGCAACAGATCCGGCCTTACAGTGGACAGATAATAGCACATCTGAACCATTGCAGGACCATACCGGCGCAAATATCACAGACAGCACCGGCGCAAACATTCTGACCGTATGGGAACGCGAAAAAGCGGCTCATAACGGCGACTTGTGGCATAACACGACTAACAATGTCGAATACATCTATAAGGACGGAAGCTGGCATGAAATGAGCGTTCCAGACGATGTTTTTGACAAAATCGACGGCAAGGCGCAGATTTTTGTTGGCGAACCGATTCCCCCTTATGACGTAGGCGATACATGGTTCACCGGAACAAATATCCTTGTCTGCGTAGTTAAGCGCACATCTGGAAAGTATAATGCGTCCGACTGGGCGAAAAAAGATACTTATACAGACGATACCGCGCTTGAAAACTTCCTTTCCGGCGACTACAAAGAGACTATTGCCAACTTGTCTACTCAGATTGACGGTAAGGCGGAAACGTGGCGGCAGAGCACTGATCCGGCGGCCAATTGGACAACGGATGAGCTGAAAGCCCAGCATAAGGGCGACTTGTGGAACAACACAGAGAACCAGAAAACTTATATCTATAATGGCTCAGCATGGCAGGAAATGACATCAACGCCGCCGCAAGCCGTATTTGACGCGATTGATGGCAAGGCTCAGATTTTCGTTAAGCAGCCAACTACGCCGTATGATGTGGGTGACTTATGGTTCGATTCTTCCAGTGCAGATATTATGACCTGTACGACTGCGAGAGAGAGCGGAAATTTTAATGCTACAGACTGGGAAAAAAGAAATAAATATACTGATGACTCCTCTCTTAACAACTGGATCAAGGGAGAGTACGCAAACACTCTTGCTGATGTTAAGAATCAGATAGACGGAAAAGCGGAAACGTGGCGGCAGAGCACAGACCCAGCTAAGTCGTGGACAACGGACGCACTGAAAAAGCAGCATAAGGGTGATTTGTGGTACAACACGACCGAGCAGAAGTCCTATATCTACAGCGGCACCGCGTGGGAACAGATGAAAGCAGAGCCGCCGAGCGGTGTCTACGATGCCATTGATGGAAAGGCTCAGATTTTCGTAAGCCAGCCAAAACCTCCGTACTCGATCGGCGACCTCTGGTTTGACTCATCGACCGCGGACATCATGACCTGCGTAACAGCCAGAGAGTCCGGCTCTTATGTTGCCGGAGACTGGCAGAAGAGAAATAAGTATACGGATGACTCCGCCGTAAAAGCAGTCAGCAAGGAACTGGGCGATTTCATCACTGCATATGACGAAGAAATGGAGAAAATCTCCAATTCGATCGACAAAAAAGCAGAAACATGGTATCAGACAACCGACCCATCCTTGCAGTGGACGGGAACGACCGAAGAAGCGTTGCTGGATCACACCGGAGCGACCGTTACGGACAGCACCGGCGCGGCAATCATGACCGTGATTGAAAGTGAAAAGATGGTTCACGATGGCGATCTCTGGAAAAACCCATCGACCAATAAGGAATACATCTATCAAGCCGGAATTTGGCATGAAATGAGCATCCCGAACGATGTTTTCGACATCATTGATGGAAAGGCTCAGATTTTCGTAAGCCAGCCAAAACCTCCGTACTCGATCGGTGACCTCTGGTTCAGCTCGGCGACATCCGACATTCTGACCTGCGTAACCGCCAGAGAGTCCGGCTCGTATGTTGCCGGAGATTGGCAGAAGAGAAATAAGTATACGGACAACTCCGCGGTAGATGCACTGGACAAGGCCTTAACACAGCTTGAAATTTTTAACCGACTCACCAATAACGGCGCTGCACAGGGCCTTTTCTTGAAAGATGGAAAACTGTACCTCAATTTCTCGTACGCACAAGGAGGAACCTTAAAACTTGGCGGAGTCAACAACGGCAACGGTCAAGCGGAAGTGTATGATTCCAGTGGAAATAAGATCGGAAGCTGGAACAAAGACGGTTTTAATTTGCAGAAAGGTTCCATATATGGTACGCAGATCCACCTTGAGTCACAAAATGACTATATACAAGGCACGGTCAACGGAAATGAAGCTGTCAAAATCTCCACAGGCGGCGTAAAAGTTGACAGTACGGCTAACTGGGGACTTGGCGTTACTCGGAAAGAATATATTTTTGAAATGAATCCGTACTTATTCCCTGGCGTTCAATTGCTTGATCGATCAACGGGAGCTGGAATTGGCAGCACGTGGACAAGCGGACACTTCGGAATGTGTTACACGGACGATCTTTCAGGATATTCCTCTGTCACTGATTCGCTCTCGAATTATGGTGTATACATGAAAGCCGGAAAAGAGGATGCAAACGGCGGCTTTTATGCAATAGGAAATGGACTTGGAAAAGGTTCACATGTAACCGCAGAGGGAATCTACACTTCTGGAACCAAAAATAGAATTGTAGATACCGAAAACTACGGTCAGCGTCTCCAGTATTGCTATGAGATGCCAAGCCCGTTCTTCGGAGACATCGGAGAAGCGGAAACGGACGAAAACGGCCTGTGCTACGTTCAGATTGACGATATTTTCGGCGAAACAGTGCTGAGAAATGACAAGTATAACGTGTTCTTGCAGAAAGAGGGATGCGGCGACCTGTGGATCGAGGAAAAAACGGCAGACTACTTTTTGGTCAAAGGAACACCAAATCTTAGCTTTTCATGGGAACTGAAAGCTAAACAGGCAGATTACACGCTAGAAAGACTGGAAAAGAACGAAACTCCATATGAAAAAGAGCCGGAATTGGACTACAGCGAAATCGGCTATCAGACGTATATTGATTATGTAGAATCGAAAATTATAGCATGAAAGGAGAAACAATGAAAGTCTTAACAAGTTTTACTAAATTAGTAACCGGAGAGGGCATCCGGATCGCTTACACCTATTCAGAGGTGGACGATTCCGGCGACCTTATCAGTCAGAATAACCGCGGCAATTTTGTCGCGGTTAACCCGGAATTGAAAAAGCATATCGCCGCAATTGATGAATATATTGAAAATAATCAGCTCAATAAGGAGGAAAACTAATATGGCAAAATTCACAGATTACACCGAAAAAACAGAACCGGTAGACACCGACCTTGCTCTCATCTACGACACCCCAGCCAAAGTGAATAAAAAGTTTACTTTCGGCAATCTGTGGAAATGGATTGCTAAGAAAATCGTGTCTGAGGGTATCTCTCAGCTTGATACGACTAATAAGACAATCCCGGGAGCTATTAACGAATTAAATAGTAACCGGCTCAGGAGCTCAGAAAACATAGCTTCTGCTTCTGATCTTGCTGAAGATGTACTTATAAAATGTGACTATAGAGAAATTAGGTTATTCACAATACAAAGCACAGTAAGTGTCTATCAAGGTTCTCCGGATGGCAGAGGCGGATTTCTACTTGCATGTCAAAGCACAACCGGCAGCAAATACGGAATTGTTGTGCTTTTTTCTTACGCTGGAACTATATGGATGAAAATCAAATTTACTACTTGGGATGAGTGGAAAAAAATACAATTGTCTTAAAAACAAAATAGTAACCGGCTGATTGAACATATCAAACATTGACAAACAAAGGAATTTCCCATTTGGCACATTTATGGTAACTGGTGCTTGTCTTATATATACACACGGATTATATTGTGGTGATTATAATGGTTTATATATTTATTTTAGCTATAGAACTAAGAAAGGAGAAATTTATATGTTTCAGTACAAAACAAAATGTAAGTATGGCTATTCGATACTTGGCGAACGACCTCCTCGATTAGATACTAATGCGAAATATGTAATAATTGGGCAATCGAAATTTTTTCTCCATTGTGTTATTATACGGCGATTAGATGGAAAGCGTTTTCTTGGAGAAAAATATTGGATTGTTCCACAGAATAGCTTATACTAATCAAGTTCTAGTTCATTAATAATATTACTATATTTGACACTCCCCACAGCTAAAGCAGGGGGATTCTTGTTTCTTCCACTACTGCATTGACGAATACCTTACGGTACTGCAATGTCTTACACAGTGTCCACAAGCTATGTTTATCCTGTTCCCGTATGCCCTGCGGTACAGCTTTTCATCTTTATGCAGACTGCATCTGCAGTGCTTTTTTCAAAATATTGATGCCTGCATTCGTATCCCGGTCATGAACTGCATGGCATTTCGGGCACTCCCAGATACGAATGCTCAGATTTTTTATCCGTGGATTTCTGTAGCCGCAAGAGCTGCAGGTCTGACTGCTCGGATACATCGTTGGTACTCTGTGAAGTTCATTTCCATACCAGCTGGCTTTATATTCCAGCATTTCGAAAAACTTTGCCCAGGAAACACTTGCTATGGATTTTGCCAGTTTATGATTCCGGATCATTCCCTTCACGTTCAGATCCTCGATACAGATGGTTTGGTTTTCGCGCACCAGCATCGTTGACTGTTTCTGCAGGAAATCATTCCGCTGATTGGCTATTTTCTCATGCACTCTGGCTACCCTGAGCCGCTGCTTCCCGCGGTTATGGGAATCTTTCTGCTTCCGGGAAAGTCTGCGCTGTTCTCTTATGAGTTTTCGCATGGCGCGTTCCAGATATCTGGGATTTGATACCGTATTTCCATTGCTGTCAGAATAGAATGCTTTGATTCCGACATCAATTCCAATCGTTCCTCCAGCATTTGGGCGTGGTTCCGGTTCGAAATCAACATTTAAGACTGCAAAATATTTTCCGGCCGGTGTGTACTCAACGGTTACGTGATTAATTTTTCCCACTTCCATCGACTGGCGTATTTTGACAAATCCAAGTTTCGGAAGTTTGATATATCTTCCCACAATACGGATATTATCTTTTTGATTGACCGTTCTGTATGACTGGAACCGGTTATGTTTGCTCTTGAAGGTTGGATAGGAAGCACGTTTTTGAAAGAAATTCACAAAGCTCCGGTCGAGATCCCGCAGAGACTGCTGTAAGGCAATGGAATCTGCTGCTTTCAAAAAAGCAAACTCCTCCTGTCTTTTCAGTTCGGTCAGCATGGCGGAAGTCTGGGTATATCCAATCTTCTTCCCTTCTTCATAGCTTTCCTTGCGCATGGCAAGTCCCCGGTTGTAGATCAGCCGGCAGCATCCCAGCGTCTGGTGGATGAAGTTTTTCTGTTCTCTGTTCGGGTAGATCCTGAATTTGATCCCTTTTTGCATTAGCCCATCTTATCCTTTTGTCTCTGCGATGTTTTCTGGTTTTCGATATACTGTTTTACTGCTTCCAGCGGGGCACCGCCAACGGTAGATACAAAATAGCTGTTTGTCCAGAGCGTCGGCATTTTCGTTTTGAGACAGGGAAATTCCTGTCTTAAAATTCTGGACGTATAGCCTTTGAACGATTTTACAGCTTTGTGGATTCCAAACTGAGGATCTACTTCCAGCAGCATATGAACATGGTCTGGCATGATCTCCATTTCCAGAATGTCTACAGAAAGATTTGCAGCATACTCTGTGAGCAGCTCCTTCAGCCGGACATCTACACCGTTCGTTAATACTTTTCGTCTATATTTGGGACACCATACTACATGGTATTTACAGGAATAGACGACATTATTGTTTGATTTATATGTTGTGTTCATGTTTGTATGATACAATATTTTATCAATTAACACAATTGTTATTTTGTCCATCTTCAATTACTTGCGTAAATTCGATGGACGCGTCTTATATCCCCATAGCTGAAGCAAGGGGTTTTACGACGCATTGGATAAGAATAAGTGGTATTGAATATATAAAAGAAACTGTGTTATAATATATTGACATTATAGAGGAAAGGAAAAGTGACAATGGATAATTCTACTAGAAGAATGATTAATTCATTAGCGGAAGATGTATTGAGTGCGTACAATATATCTGTACCAATTGGAAATATTGATGAAATTGTTGAAAAGCTAGGTGGTACTATCCAGAAGGAAGCTTTTTTTTCTGATGGTGCCGTTGAGAAAGAAGGAAATGGATTTAAAATTATTGTATCTCCTTTTCAAGATGAAAAAAGAGAACGTTTTACAATAGCACATGAATTAGGCCATCTTTTTCTTCACATGGGTTATCGAACCAATAATGAATTGTGGGAAAAACAGGAGAATAATATTTATCATCGAATTGGAAATTCAGAAAAGGAATATCAAGCAAATGAGTTTGCGGCAGCTTTTTTAATGCCGGCGACAGAATATCTTGCTGTATTAAACAAAGTGGCAGAGGGAAATATGGTTGATACATCTAAAATAGCAGAATATTTTAACGTATCGATAGAAGCGGCAGCGAATAGAGGAAAATTTTTGGGGTATTTAAGATGGTAGATCAAACTCAGAGATTAAGCAGATATAGAGAATTAATACAGGAACTGAATGAAACGAAAAAAATGGAAATAGCTCGACGAACAGTTGAGCTATTCTTTTCGTTTGATATCGTAAATTCATCGTTGTAACGCAGGAAAACGTAAGATACAGCCATCACCGATACGTAGTCTAACAAGCCTACAAAGAGCCGTGAGAAAAAGAGTACAATGTTCCTAAGAATCGAAATTTTGGGAAAAGGAGCATCGACAAATGAGAATTGACAGATCATTAATCAGTAACACGAACACTTACAGTGAGAACGATCCTAAATGTATCGTAGTCCACAACACGGATAACTTCGCCGCCGGAGCAGACGCGCTGGCACACGCACGAGCGCAGTATAACGGCAATTTTCAGAATATGTCCGCCCATTATTACGTGGATGATGGTGACACCGCCTATCAGGCGGCACCGCACAGCCGTGGGTGTTGGCACGTCGGGGTTAATTACGGCGGTAATAACCTGTTTGGACGCTACGGCAACCGTAGCAGCATCGGCGTTGAGATGTGCGTGCAGGCGGGATATAATTACGAAAAAGCGTTTCAGAACACGGTAGCGGTCGTCAAAGAGATCATGCGGGAGACTGGCATTCCGGCAAGTCGCGTATACCGCCACTACGATATCTGTAGCAAGCACTGCCCGAGCCAGATCATCGAGAGAGGGGATTGGGAGCGGTTTAAGAGCCTGATCAGTGACGCGGCATCGGTCGAACAGCCAGAAAGCGGAAAGTATGAGCCTGGTATTTACAAGGTCAATACCGACCTTAATATTAGAGAGCAGCCGAACGCAGACAGCCGACGAGTTGGAACGATCAAAGACCGCGGCAGCTACACGGTGACAGAAATTCAGAATGGAAGCTGGGGACGGCTGCTCTCCGGTGCTGGCTGGATTAACTGCCATACTAAGTATTGCACTTACGGCGGAGCAGCTCCGAAAGAAGAATCGACCGTAAAAGCGATTTCGGTTGATGGAGTATGGGGACCGGAGCTGACCAAACGCTTGCAGGAGATTTTTAAAACCGGAGTAGACGGCGTGATCAGTGACCAGCCTATGAGCAATAAAAAATACTGTGCTGGCATCGCGGCGGCCGAATGGTCTGGCAAGCTGTCCGGCGGATCCGATCTGATCAGGGCCATGCAGAGATGGGCAGGGGGAACCGCCGGCGGGGAGATCCGGCGGCAGGCCAC